CATCCGCCCCTGCGTTTTCCAACACAGGCGGATCATCAAATTCTAAGTGTAGGTCGGATACGATCTGGATTTTCATATGTTAACTATAACAGATATATTGATTGTGTCAACCTGTTCGTGTTATCATCTGTGTATGATAAAAGAATGGATCTTAAAGAGTTATCACAGCGACCGTGTTGCGTTTTTCTGGGAGATGTTTAGCCTGGTGTTCACACTAAGTGCTAGCTTGACATTAGCTTGGACAGCAGCTCACCCACAATTACAATACCTTTACCCTTTCTTTTTTGTGGGCAGTGTAAGTAGTTCCTATGCGTGTTGGCGTAGGCAGTTAGCATGGCCATTGGTCATGGCTGCTTATTTTGCGTGTATCAACGTGTTTGGATTTGCGAGGGCCGTAGGATGGATCTAGGACGTATTGGGGATTATTTCGCGGCATTTGTCTGTATGTTCGGCAGTGCTGTAATCTGCATCTCAGGTGTAATCATATTCCACCTGTTGAAATAGCTCTTGTTAACCCGTCATCGGACTGTAATAATTAAGAGAGCTTACCACTACTGTGAGAGGGTTAGTAATGCAAACGAGTGTCAATTATAGTGTGGACCAGATGGTCCGCTACGCATACGAATACGAACTGAACAATCTCTTAAGAATTCCAGAAAAAAATATCAACACAGATGAGAATTTCCGAAAAGTCATCATTGACTACATGGAAAAGCGTATAGCCGAGATAAAGAAAAAGCACCCATGAAAAAAGCCCGGGGAAAGGCACCCGGGCTTTCTTTTGGTAACTTTGATATTATGCGATATCGCGCATCTTAGAGAGACGAGCCGAAACTGCCTGCATAGTGCGCAGGTTCAGATCCTTAACTGCCTGCTCTTCAGCGGTAAGCTCGGGCTTCGGAGCCAACATCTCCTGCACCTCTTCAACGGTCTTAGTGATGACCTTTACGGTCTTAACTGCCTTTGGCGCTGAAGGAACCTTAGCTGTCTTAGGAGTAGCAGTTGCTTTAGTATCTACCGTGCGATCCATTGCCTTGGATACGAACGCGATAGCATCCTCTTTGGACATTGCTGTGGGCAGATTGATCAGGTCGACATTAGTGTGACCGTCACGCTCGAGCACCTTAGTGCGCAAAGTGACAGAACCATTGGCAACGCGAACAGAGACTTTACCATTCTTAGAGGAAAAACCAGCGATTGTATATGTGGACATGTGTAACTCCTGTTTTGTGTGTGTCCGTTAACTTCTATATTACCATATTACAGCCGATTGCATATCTGTCAACCGGTATTTTACAGGGGCATTTGCGCCCCTGAAATTAGATGCTTATTTTGCGAGCTGCACGGAACACGATGCTTGCGCTAGCAAGGTCAAAGTTCTCGTGACGCTCCCAATAAGCTACTTTGCGTTCCGCTGCTGAGATTGCTTGTGTAAGGTCAGCACGGTCTGCGAAGCTGATGCTACGGTCGAGCAACAGTTTGGTCATTTGCATAGCGTTGAGCTTATGCTTAACCCAATATTTGTTTGCTTGAGCGTTGCGTGTGAACATTTGGGTTTTAGGCTGTTGCTTGTATTGTGAAGTGAATGCGCGAACTTGGGACATGTGCAGTGCTCCTGTGCGTTGTTTATACTGTACAATAGCACAGGACTGCATGCTGTCAACCGTTAATCCGTTCGATGGAGCACTTATTTCCAGTGACTTCTTCGTAGAACATCACTTCTTCCATCAGGTTACCGAGGTCAGCGTTGCGGCAAATCTCAACACCATTGTGGTTATATGCTACAAAGATCATCTGTCTCTCCTTGCTTTATACCGTATAATAGCACAGGTTGGGGGTCTGTCAACCGTAAATCTTGCCCAGTTGGTAGGCTGTGATGTGATAGAACATGCCAGTATCGCGCTGGTCGTCTGACATCTTAGACTCAAGCTGTTTGCGAGCCATCTCAGCAAGTCCTTCAGCAGCGAAAACGCCAACGATGGTAGCGTCGTTGTGGTCGATAAGTTGCACTACATATACGTTATCCATCTCGTCTCTCCTTGCTTTATACCTTATAATAGCATGGGTTGGGAACCTGTCAACCGAAAAATTCCGGTTGACATCTGCTATATAGGCTATATTATGAATGAATAGAACAAGGAGATATGCACATGGCCAAGTCGCTGCTTAAAGCTAACACTAGAAAGAAAGCACCCGTAGCACGCCGCACCAAACTGCAGGACGAAAAGTATACGGGCACTGAAGTGTCTTGGGTAGGCTATGACAAGCTGAGCGAAGAGAAGCAGCGTTCCCTACAGCATCGTGCTTTTGGCTATTACAACTATCATTATACGCCCTCTGACCTGCGCAAGAACATCGTAGCATACGGTCAGGCTAACTGGGCATGGAGCAAAGAAGACATCCGCGCATTCAACGAGTGTGAGGATGGGCGTGTTGGTATGGCGCTCTGCTCGTGGGCTACTATGAAGCTGAACGGCTTCTCTGAGCCCGAGACGGATTATATCAAGAACAAGGTAGCTGAGCTGCTCGCATATGGTGCTGCACGACTCGCTGAGAAGGACGCTAAGGACGGTAAGCCTGTTGTGAAGCGTACCGTACAAGACCACATGAACGAGAAGTTCTACGACATCGTTGGCGACATCGAAGCGTGGTTGGATGCGGCCTCTGCAGGCACTGAATATCCTGCGGACATGGTAGCTTGGATGCGTGAGCGCAATGTTCCACAAGCGTTCGTCAACCGCATTGGCGCTTACTATACCCCAGTGATGGAAGAACTCGAGTCTGCTAAGACCAAAGGCGCAGACGCTGAGCTTAAGGCTGCTTACAAGCACTACGACAAGGATCGCTTCAAGCGTGTGAGCAGCTTCTTTGCTCAGCTCACAGAAGCACTCAGCACCTACGGTCAGGTCAAGAAGGCTACCCGTGCTGCTCGCGTCAAGAAGCCTGTGAGCAAGGAGAAGATGATCAAGAAGGTCAAGTACGCTACAGAGGATACTGATCTCAACCTCGTGTCGATCAATCCAGTGGATGTGATCGGCGCCAAGGAGTTGTGGGTCTATAACAAGAAGACCCGCAAGCTGGGCAAGTATGTGGCAGCAGCAGATTCGGGCACACTGGGTATCAAAGGCACAGCGATCTTGGGATTTGATCCTAAGAGCAGCATCTCAAAGACAGTGCGCAAGCCTGAGGTAGTGATGAAGAAGTTCATGGTAGCGGGCAAAGTACAGCTTCGCACTTGGATGGACGAGCTCAGCACTACGGGTGTGCAGATGAACGGTCGTCTAAACGCCGACACGCTATTGCTCAAGGTAGCCAAGTAACCACTAAATAGTGGTATGGTAGATGAGAACACAGAGTATCAAACAGTCACCTTGGCTAAGCAGGGCGTATTCGATTACGTCAACTTTAGCCTGGGTGGCGGAATGGTGGACGTAGAACTAGATCCGTATCACTATGAAACCGCATATACACAGACGCTATTGCGCTATCGTCAGAAAAGTGCGAACGCACTAGAGGAAAGCTACAGCTTCTTAGATTTGCATAAAGATCAAAATACCTATACGCTTCCTGACGAGATAATCAATGTGCGTCAGCTGTTCAAGCGTAACATCGGCGCTAATGCTGGTACCAGCAGTCAGTACGAACCATTTGAAGCTGGTTTCGTCAACTTCTACATGATCCAATCGGGCCGTGTCGGCGGGCTTGCAAACTACATGATGTACAGCGCATATCTCAAAGAAGCTGCTAAGATGTTTGGCGGCTATCTCAATTTTACCTACAATCGTGTTACTAAACAGCTGACTATCATGCGTCGCCCTCAGGCCGATCTGGATAGCATACTGCTGTGGACTGACAACTACAAGCCTGATTTCATGCTGTTGAAAGATCCATATGTGTTGCCTTGGATAAGGGACTATACACTAGCCCTCTGCATGCGCAGCTTGGGAGAAGCTCGTAGCAAGTTCGCTAGCCTACCAGGACCACAGGGCGGTACTACGCTCAACGGAGACGCACTGTTGGCTAAGAGCGTAGAGATGATAACACAGCTGGAAGCTGATCTAGGAAATTATGTAGATGGCCAGACTCCCATGTGGTTTGTCATAGGATAATTTGACACAGCCAAACATATACTGTATATTATTATCATGATAATCGGTGTATGTGGCCTTATCAGTTCAGGCAAAGGAACTGTAGCAGATATATTAGTGGATGAACACGGGTTCCAAAAAGTAAGTTTTGCGGACAGCCTGAAGGATGCAGTTAGTTCTGTATTCGGATGGGAACGAGCATTGCTTGAGGGTGATACCGATGAGAGCAGACAGTTCCGCGAACAGGTAGACGCCTGGTGGGCTAACAAATTGGATATGCCTGGGCTTACACCCCGTATGGTCCTGCAGCAGTGGGGCACAGAAGTCTGCCGTGACAGTTTCCATAGCGATATCTGGATACTGAGCCTAGAGCGTAAGATGGCGGATGGAAATTATGTCATACCCGATACTCGGTTCCCTAACGAGATAGACATGATACAGAAGTTGGGTGGTCAGGTATGGCATGTTAAGCGTGGCGAAGATCCCGAATGGTTCACACGTTATCAACGTCGTGGAATGATACCACCAGACATACATCCTAGCGAATGGGCTTGGGCTAGGGCAGAATTCAATCAGATAATCGTGAATGACGGTTCGAAGTATGATTTGAGTCAGAAAGTATCAGCTTCTATGGGTTAACTACCAATATAACTGCTTATAACCACCCCTTTTTTCTGCTATGCCATAAATATGAGTAACCTACATAAGGATTCATACTCATGGCCACAACACAAGTTTCTACATTAGTTTCTCCCGGCGTTAGCGTAGCAGTATACGATCAAAGCTTCTATGCTACTAACGGTCCAGGTACTGTACCTTTCATTCTGCTTGCAACCAGACAGAATAAGATCAACCCAAGCAATCTAATCGCTCCAGGCACCGCTCCAGGTACTGCGGGCAAAGTCTATACGATCACTAGCCAGAGAGAATTGCTAGATATATACGGTTCCCCCGTTTTCCCAAGATCCGGTCAAAGTGCTACCATAGTAGGAAGTGAAACTGCAGAATACGGTCTGTTAGCAGCACACAGTGTACTAGAAGTCACTAGCAGAGCATATGTTATGCGTGCCGATATTGACCTAGGTCAGCTTACCGCTACTAGCAGCAGACCAACAGGAAATGTAACAGCCGGCTCAGTATGGTTAGACACCAGCAGCACAAACTGGGGCATCTTCGAATGGAATGAATCTTCACAGACTTTCTACAAGCAAACACCACGAGT